GCTGCGACTGATTTAGAATTTGGTGCTACTAGCGGCACATTAACGATTAACAATCCAACACTAGTTGGATCACAAACAACACAGGCATTATACAATACTGTTACAGACACATTAAACTTTGCTCGTGCAGCCAATATTACCATGGGCCACACCAGTGGTATTACTACACTGCAAGGTGCGGCAAACATACAAGCTGTAACAACCAGCACAAACTCAGCTAGCGGCGCATTAAAAGTTATGGGTGGTGTGGGTGTCGTTGGTAATTTAAATCTCGCTGGTGACAATACCGGTATTGCCTTTAGTGGTCGCGGTGAATTAACAGTTGGTTTAGATGTGGCCGGTGGCACACTATACCCAGAAAATCTTGTACAGTTTACAAGTAATGCTAACAGTTTCTCAAGAGTAAGCCTACAAAATATCAGCACAGGTCAAGCTGCATCTGCAGATTTTATAGCAATGACGAACAATGGCAGTAACGCAGGCGGCTATATTGCTACTGGTATCGCAAGTATTAACTTTAATTCAACTGCGATCGCTCCGGTAATTAAACCACAAGATGGTTACACATATACAACTGGTGGTAATTTAGTATTAAGCAGTGCTAAAGATATCGTATTGTCTGCAGACGGATTAAACACAGTTGGTGTAAGAATAAGTAATGCTTTTGGTAATGTAGGAATACAAAATAATACAGCTGCATTCTCGGCAACTACGGGTGCTCTAACATCAGTTGGTGGTATCAGCACACAAGCTAACTTATATGTTGCTAAAGGCGCATTTTTTAATGTATCAAACGGTATAGAACCATTTGTAATTCAAAGTAGTAAAGTGGGTAACGTAGCTTTCGCAGCCAACGTCCAAGGTATTGGTGGTACTAATACAGAATCAGTTATTATTGGCGGCGGCAATCTAACGATACAACCAGGGTGTATATTAAAAGTTGGTGGTGCGACGTCGATGATGGTTCCAGTTGGTCCAAGTGCTGCACGACCAAGTAGCCAAGGTGGCAATGACGTAGCAGGTATGTTACGTTTCAACAGCACAACTAACGCTCTTGAATACTACGATAGTAGTGCTTGGCAAATTGCAGGTTCTGTGTTTACGGTCATCAGTGATCGCCAATTCTCAGGCAACACACCAGGCGGATTTGGTAACGTTGACGGTACTAATACAACATTTACCTTACAAGCCTCAGCGACCACATCCAGCGTGATCGTAAGTATTAACGGTGTCTTGCAGTTCCCAACCCTGGCTTACTCAGTAAGTGGCTCTACAATGACATTTACAGAGCCGCCAGCACCAAACGATGTTATTGACGTTCGATTATTAACAACGACATCAACGGTTAGCTCTATAACCAACGGTAATGGTATTAATCAATTTATTGCTAGTGATCAAGGTACAGAGCAATGGTCGGGCACTAGCGATGGCGGTACAGTAATCCGCACACGTGTCGACACTGCTGGTGACTTTAACTTGCTCAATGGCACAGATATCGTCTATACACAGACAGCGGTTAATATCGCAGCTAACAATACACCATATGTGATCGCTACTCGTAGCCAAACAACATTTACCAGTGCTAAATTTATAGTTTCATCTAAGAGAGGTACAGGTGCTACAGGCAACGTAGAAACTTACGAAGCACAGGTAGTCACTGATGGCGACGGAAATGCTTATATTTCTACATACGGTATAACTAATAATGGTTATGCGATGGGCGTTTTAAGTGCAAACGTGATTGCAGGCAACGTTAATGTTTACTACACAGGCACGGTAGCTGCATCGGTGGTACAAGCAAACGTCAAAGCATTTGGTACATTCATAGTATAATAGGTGATCAATGTTAAAAGTAGCTAAAAGTTATCGCAAGGACTATACCGGCGAAGATATTATTGTTGAACGCAAGAAGGAAGGAACACATTGGTACGAAACTGTGGAAACTGTTCCTAATGCTGTCACTAACAATCAAATTTCTAACCGTGCTGTGGTCATCGGCAATAGTCCTACAAGACTAGAATTTAATCTACAAAATCTCAAAAAATTCAGCGGACTACTTGGCGCAGATACCCTACAAACTTATGGATGTAATGCTCTATACAGAGACTTTACTCCAGATTTTTTAGTAGTCCACGGCAATGACATAGTTAAAGAACTAGCTGAAAGCGAATATATAAAAAATAATATAGTCTACACCAATGCCATACATCTATTAGAATATCCAAATAAATTCTATTTAATCCCTTATAATCCCTACGCTGATGCAGGAACTACTGCGGCTTATATCGCTGCATTTGATGGGCACAAAAAAATCTATCTATTGGGATTTGATGAGCAAGATAGTGAAAACTATAACTTCAATGTCTATGCTGGCACCAATGGCTATGATGCCCTTGACGCTGAAATATTAAGTGATACATGGGTTACAAACAGAGTTGAGTTATTTAATCTATACAATGATGTTGACTTTATTTGGGTCACACTATATGGACGTAGCACAGTTCCAGAAAGCCACAAATCTTGCGTAAATTTCCGCCAGATCAGCTATAGAGATTTTGTTTTAGAAACAGATCTATAAAACTGTTTCTAAAGTTTTAATCTTATCTACCACAGCTGAAAAATTAATTGTTCTCCACACCCCCGGATGTAGAGGTTTAGGATGATCTTCTAACCGAACCCACGAATAACCACGATGTTCATAATTTAATACAGGAGTGAATTCTTCTTCTACAGGTATTAGGAAAGTGTTATAACTAAAGTGACCGTTATCGCTGGTAAATTTTTCTATCGGAATAACTTTAACATCAATAAAATCGTAACCAAGTTCCTCATTAAGTTCTCTATGTAGTGATGTCAGGAGTTGCTCACCAGTGTCAATCTTTCCACCGGCTAGTCCCCAAGTACCACTATATTTGCTGGTATCACGTAATAAGAATAGATAGCGACCAGTTGATGTTGCGTAGATAAAGGTGCCGACACCTTCTATATGACCAGTGTCCAAAGTCCTTCCTTGTATTCGCCTTCCCAGCTTTTTACCCATTGAGTGCCATTCCATTTATACTGAGTGGTTGTGGTTAAGTTACTTACATATTGTAAACTCGATTGGGTCTGGCTGTCAAATGAAACGATCCAATAGCTGCCATTATATTCAATAATATCATTGGCGTTGGCTACTAAATCTCTTCCAGCCGTACCACGCCATGCTATAGGACCATCACCATTTGAAGTATCAAAACTACCAATATCACCTAATATTAAATATCTGGTACCGGTGCTAGGGTTGGTAATATCGCTGTTGACAACAACCTTGCGTGGATCAATGATAGCATTGATTGGATTTAGTGTGTTTCCTGGAGTGGTGTCTACGTCTACATTAAAGATCAATATACTATCATCAGTTGGGTGATAGCTGACAGTGCCGATTACTTCAGTGATACCATCTTCCTGTAATAGTCTTACTTGACTAATGCCATTTTCTAGTACACCATAGACATTGATGAGATCGCGCCAAACATCACGGGTACCGATTTTGGTTGGTGTGCTGAGTGTAGGTTCGCGTGGCGTTTCGACCTCACTGACTTTTAATAAAGTCAATTGGTTACCAATTAATAATACTCCATACATCAACGGTGTAAAGTATTGACGATTACCTAATAGGTTACTGTCATTATAAACAGCATCACTGAGATTTCCATCACTGTCATGTATGCTGGCTATAATTTTCTGTATAACACCAAGTTTTTTAACCTTGGCCGGAGGACTGATCCATACAGGTAGTTTAAATGTCAGAGTAGCAACATCAATTGGATTCTCTGTTCCGATTGGCACACTACGGCTAGACCAAGTTGGACTTTCTAAATAAACCACGCTTAGGCTAGTCCAATCGATGTAATTGTCTGTTGATTGTATTTCCATACCTGGATTAAACAGGACCATCATCTGTTCTAATAGCTGTAATTTTTGTTTGGTATTGCTGGTCCAGATATCTAATTTAAGATCTAATGTGTATGGAACAGGCATAGCACGTTCGATGGTAAATGCATTACCTTGACGATTTTCGAATTCCTGTGTGTCTTCGTTATAGTAACGTTGGCGGATATTCATCTTACCAACGAATGTAGGATCCTGCACACGATCACGATCATAGTTAACGTTGTTAATATAAACAGTCATCGCCGGTGTGGTTGGTAAGGCATTTTCGCTCATATTATTAATGATAGCAGCTACTTGTCGACTACCATCACCATAGTAAACCGGCACACGTTGTAGAGTTTTATTACCATCTCGATCAGCACCAAACTCAACCTGAAAGCCAGATACCATACGGATAAACTGTGCTAGGAAACGCTCTATCTGAGCATCATAAAAATATTGTTGTAAGGCCGCCATTATATATTATCCGCTGAAGGACGCAGGGCTTGACTCAAGCTCTGACGTTCGTTGATCACGTGTTCGTAAACTGTATATTCTAATAGATCACCATTGACATAGGTATTAGCCACTGTGATCCCGATATTACCACTTGAGTTGCTGATGGTATTATTAACTTTAATACTGTTAATATAGGTCTTAGCACCATAGCCACTGACGTATGGAACTTTAACAACTATATTGCCTGTGGTGACATTAAATGATAATGTCCACGCATTGGCCGCAGGTGTATATGCACCACTGCTGATACGTATAGCGTCCCAGGCAACGCTGTTGCTCATAAACTTGTTAGTGTCATTGATGAATCCACTTAATTGTGTAGTATTGGTTGATCCTGGTGTTAGGTTGGTTCTTACTGCATCCTCTATCTTGACCCAACGACGTCCGTCATAACGGAATAGTCTATTAGGTACATAGTCTAAACGTAAATAGAAATCTCCCACCCCTGGAGCATTTGGGAAAGCGATACCAGCGGCAACTGCAGCACCATTTGGTGGTAAGCCATCTCCAGTCAGATATCCTTCTACTTTCTTGGCTGCTGTCAGTGTGGCCGAACTCGCATCATCATTGACATCACTGGCATCATCACTGACCTGGCTAGCATCCAGACCACCCGGGTCGCCCGGTGTACCGTCTGGATTAACTGGCTCAGTATAGATAGCACTGGTGTCATAGCCACTAGCTGGAACGTCTTGTTCAGCACGGCTAACAATAGCATCATTGATATCAATGTATTTTTGATAAGTGCTTAGGACATCTGCTATTGAACTATCAGTGTTCTCACCAGCATCAAGAGCATTAATGATATCTTTGTATTCTTGGCTGTCCACCAATGGTTGTAGTTTAACACGCCATAGGTGCGGATACCAAGTAGGTGCAAATCCTTCTGCAGCACGGGTAGCATCTTGTACTACATAATAACGTTTAAGAGCTGTGGGAACACTGTCATCTAACGGATAGTAGTCTTTTAAATTTGGTAGTTCCATGACATCACCCACTATGATCTTACGACCAATAGTGTCGACCATGTCATTTAAATGGAACACAGCAAACATGGTATCACCAGTCAGGAATAAACCAAACTGTGTTAAGTCAAAGTCATTGTCATTTAGGCGATAGATAGTTCGCATGGTATAGATGCTAGTATCATACTTGCGATCACGATTTTCTAAGAACAGTAGATCTTGGATACCTAGTAAAGTAGTAGCACCACCCGGTTCTGTCATGCTGACATTGCCCTGTGTTAAAGGTCCGAGATATTTGTGGATATGGACATCAACTCCACCTACGGTAAACATTTCTGAGATGCGTCGATCAAAGAACTTGTAATCGTTGCCCTTTTCTGGACGATATAAACTTAGACGTGGCATTAGCTAATCCTATTATCTAGTATTTATCGACATTGACAAGCTAGCCAAAATGTGTTATAGTATAGTATGGCTGAAATTACTCAAAGTTTAGATTGGGCTCAAGTTCAAATTGAACTAGAAGCACCTGCACATAAAATGAAAAAGCATACCAACGACATGCTGAAAATGAGCGATGCTATAGGTGCTATGGTTAAAAAACTATCAGAAGAAGAAATTAACTGCCGTAGACAGGGTCGCCAAACCCGTAAGCACAAGGAATTACTAGAACAAATCAACCAAGAAATAGCCCATTATGAGCAATATTTGACCTTTGGTGTGCTGTTAAATGGTTGACATTTTAACCAAAAGATGCTATAATACATATAATAAAGGAGTGACTAAATGCATGATTTTATTAAAAAACTTTTAGACAGCAAAGTTATTCTAGCTACTCTATTATGGATAGCTATATTTGCCTGGCTCTACAATTTAGATTGGGCTAAAAAACCAATTGTTCAGCATAAGCCCACTGGCAGGACTGTAGAAGAAATCATAGCCACACCTGTGAATAAAACAGTAGAGCTAAATTGGGACAATGATTTTAAATCCAGCGTAGAGGAGATCAAATGA